TAGACCAATTCAATGAAGGTATCTTTTAAATACTGCACCAATTGCGCAATGTTAATAAAGTCGCCACCCTCGCCGATATTGATCGGTGATACTTTGTATTTCACACCATCTTTATCGAGAATAGTCCCTGCACCATCGGAAACAATGCCGAACACGTTTTGCGGGTAATTCAGAATCATGTATTGCAACCAACCCGTTTGGACATCTTCGCCCATTAAATTGGTAGAAATATCCGAGTTGCCAACAGCGTATTTTTGTCCCCAAAAACCTGTGCGTAATGTGCCACGAGCGCGAGCGCGTAAAACCCACGCACGCCAAATGTTATAAAACGCGGTTTTTTGTCTACCCCATGCGACTTGCGTAGACCAAGGCACCTGGACATCTTGTTCGATTTCGCGACATAAAAATTGTCTGTCGGTTAATGCACCAACAGAAATAGGACGACGACCGCCTGTTTTTGATGATTGGTCAATACCTTTGCCATCAACCATGCTGATAATCTGATCATGGTTTGAGTCAGTAGCGAAAAAATCAATTTCATTCAAAAAGGCGAATTCTTGCCGCTTTTTTTCTTCAAATTGCTGTACCGCAGTTGGATCAACAGCAAACTGCACACCCAAACGGACATCATTGCCATAATTTGTGCGGAAACCCGCCATTAGCTCTTTTTTGAGCTGAACTAAATCTTTACTCATTAGTATTTCTCCCCATCTTCACCAGCAGCACCCACGCTCAGGTCAATATTGACCATATCGCTAGTATCCATTGCGGTTTGCAACTGTTCTTTAAAGGTCGTCAACTCTGCTTTGATTTCATCAATGACGGCGGTCTTGGCTTGCAATTCAACGATTTGTGCTTTCAATTCGGCAATTAACGTTGCGTCATCGGCAGGTGCTGGTTCGGGCGGTTTCATCATGTCGGCGACATGCTGCAACAACACTTTGTTGTTATCAGCCATTAACGCCTGTAGGTCTTCTTTGGTCATTTCTAAGTCATCCATTGTGGTATTGGGTTCAACAACTGACATTTGTGGTGCGTAGTCTTTGCCAATAAAGTTTAAAAACTTGGTGAAAAGGGTTTGTTGCTCTTTTGTACCTGTGGCTTTTTCAAGTTCAAGTCGTAAATTGGTAGGAATATTTTTGTAATGCTCAAGCGCATATTTAGCGGCATTGGTCGTGATAGCATCTTCTTCGCCATCATCATCGGGGGCTATTTGAGGTATTGCATCTGGACTATTAATATCAATCGTGTCGATGATTTCATCAATCAGCCCTGCATCAAGTGCAGGTTTCGCGTTGTACCAAGTCTCTGCCTTTAATAACGCTAATACTTCGGCTTCGGTTTTGTTCATGCGCGTCATGTATTCTGGCATCACAGATTTTTCATGTATTGCCAGAATGTCTGCCATTTTCAGCATATCGTCTGCATCACCCCATGTCATACCTTGCGCACGGTGAATCATGATGATGGCGTTTTGTGATGCTTGAACTTTATCACCTGCTAACATAATCACGCTTGCCATTGAGCAGGCATAACCGATAACTTTGGTAGTGACAAACGCATCGTGCATTTTCAGCACGTTAAAAATTGGTAGCCCGTCTTCAAAACAACCACCCAGCGAACTGATATAAACATCAATGGTAATTAGGTTGGGCATTTGTCTAATGCGGAATAAGAAATCTTCAATCGAATTTCCCCAATCGCCGACATAACCGATTAGGAAAAGGTCTAAATGTTGTCCGCTTGAACTGACATCCATGCGAATCGTTGGGGATAATGTTTTAAGATTTTTATTTTTCATGTGACTATAGTGTTCTTCTCGCAAATCAATCGCAACGTGTTGATTTCCTAGAAAAAACGTTCTATGAAAAGCGTTAATATCACTTGCTACTGCCCTTGCGTAAACTTGCAACATGGCAGCTAAATACCCAGATGAAATTAAACTACGCGCAGAAACGCTTTATTACCAAGGCGTGTCTATCCCAGATATTTGCAAAGAATTAGCCTTAAATAATGTCCGCAATGTACAGAAGTGGGCAGAACGCGAGGGATGGAATAAATGGGCGACACCTGAGCAGGTTATCGCCACAACATCACGTCGTTTGGTTTATTTGACCGACAAAATGGATAAAACAGGGTCTGATTTTCAAGAAATTGAGTTTTTGCACACACAATTGCTCAAGCACATGGATTTAAAAGCCAAACATACAGATAAAGCAGAACGCTCAGCGAATAGCAAAGAAGCCAAAGAAAAAGCTAGGGCTGAAAAGAAGAAAAACAACGATATTTCAGAAATTACCCTTGAAGCAGTTGATAAATTCATTGATGAGCATTTCTATGAGTATCAAAAAATCATCTTTCGGGCAGGCGAAGACCCCTTAACCAGTGCCATGCGCATGGTATTAAAGCCACGCCAAGCAGGGGGAACATGGGGACTGGCAGTTGAAGCCTTGCGTGATGCAGTCAAAGGACAAAGCACCGCCTTTATTTCGGCGACTAAACGCCAAGCCGAAGTATTTAAAGCCTATATCACCGCTATCGCGCGGGAATTTTTCGATACGACTTTAACAGGTAGCCCAATAAAACTATCTAATGGCGTAACTATCAACTTTTTAAGTCCAAATAGCAATGCGCAATCTATTTGTGCCAATGTCGTTTATGACGAATATTTCTGGACAGCTAATTTTACCAAGATGGAAGATGTGGCTGGGGCAATGGCGACGCGTGGCGATTTGAAAACCACGTTTATTTCCACCCCGTCATCCATTGGTCATGAGGCGTATGAATACTGGAACGGCGAACGCTTTAACAAGCACAAATCCGATGCTGATAAAGTACATATCGGTATTACCAGCAAGAAAGATTTTAAGGAATTACGCACTGGACGTTTAGACCCTGATGGAATCTGGCGGATGCGCTTTACGATTTGGGACGCATGGGAGATGGGCTTAAGCAAGGAAGAAGTGAAGCTGGAAAAATTGCGTATCAAGTACCCAGACCCACAAATATTCGCCTGTCTGTTTGAATGCCAATTCATTGATGATACTGCGAGCGTGTTTAATCTCAGTGAAATTTTGGCGTGTGCGGTGGATACTAAAACATGGACGGATATTGATTTAGATAGTCATCGTCCGTATGGCAATAATGAAGTAACATCGGGCTATGAACCTGCTGGCGTTGGTGATAATTCCTCATTTATGGTCATGACCAGACCAGCATCGAAAAAGGAAAAATTCCGTTTACTGGAAAATAACAATTGGCGAGGCATACCGACTAATGAGCAATGCCAGCTCGTCAAGAAAAAGACTGAGCGTTACAACATCACCTACATGGAAATTGACAATACAGGGCCCGGTGCTTTTCTGGCTGATTTTGTCCAGCATATTTATCCCGATATGGTGCGTCGAAACTACTCAGTAGATGCTAAAACCCGCTTGGTACAAAAAGGCAAACAGGTCTTTGCTGATCGACGTTTTGAATATGACGAAAACGATAAAACCCTGCCCTTAGCGTTTATGAGCATTCGCCAGAAAGCGACGGATCAAAGCGGACAAATTACTTATTACTCAACACGCACGGTCAAAGCCAAACACGGTGATGCTGCGTGGGGTTGTTTGCAGGCATTTAGCTGTGAAGCGTCATTTTCTGAGTATGAACAACCAGTGAGCGTCAATGTGTACCACTAGAATAATGAAAACACCGATTAATTTGTGGTCGATTGCAGATTCTTTATGGGTTTATCAGCATAGAAAACCTCATAGCAAAGAAACGGTAAATACCGCCCCGATAAAAGCAAAGCCATTGAATATGACTCTTTATCACCAACGAAAAAATGGATAACGACATGCAAGATGATATTTTAATCAATATGAATTTTGGTGATACCGAATCGGCATTAGGTCGGCATGATATTAATTATGACCATTACCAATATAACAACGTTGTGCTGGATGCGCATTACGATTTTTATACTACGCCATTTTCAATGCAGGGCTTAGCCGATTTATTACTGACAAATGGGCATCACGGTCGTTTGCCGTCATTTAAAGCCAATCTCATGCTGAAATATTTTCAGCCGAATAAAATCGTAGGCTATGGCACATTAAAAAACATGGCAATTGATTTTAGTGCGTTAGGAAATTGTTATTGCGAAGTCATTAAAAACGGCTTAGGTCAAGTATTAGGACTTCGACATTTACCCGCTATTAATATGCGACGTATGAAAGATGGTAATTATTGCTACCTACAACGTGACCCATTAAACCCGTGGCAATTTAATGTTGTGCCTTTTAAAAAAGGTAAGGTAATTCATTTATTCGATTATTCCCCACAAATTAATATCTATGGTATTCCCTATTGGATTGGGGCAATGCAAAGTATTTTAATGGGAGAGGAGGCGCGGCTTGCAGTTAGAAAGATATTTAAAAACGGATCATATAAAACCAATATTTTAGGTTTAGGAGGGATACCTAAAGAAGTCGGTGAAAACATTGAAACTAAATTAAAAGAAAACAAAGGTATTGCCAATATCGGCACATTATTAATTAATGCCCCGAATACACAGGATATTAGCAAGCTGATTAATGTGATTCCAGTCGGTGATTTAACTAATGTTGATTTTACTAAATTAATGAATCAATCAGCGAGTGACATATTAGAAGCATGGGGTGTACCGCCTGAATTGGCTGGTATGCTGCCAGAAAATACAACTAGCGGTGCAGGTGGTGATTTATTTAAAAAGATGGTCATGTATTACCATTTTGAAATAATCCCTTTTCAATCGTTGTTTTTAGCATTAAATAATATCTTACCAGCCGATAGCCAATTGGTTTTTGATAATGAAAAAATTAATGATTTTAACGTGTTAATACCCGCTAAATAACTCAGTGAGTAGTATAATGCAGGCTGATTTTAATAATTGTGGGGATTTATTAATGCGAGTACCATGCGTTTATTGCGGTGAACCGCTCACCAGTAACTCAAGACACCAAGAACACGCCACCTCACCCGTAGTCGGTTCTGTATCACATCTTTTTAGCTCGTATGCCCATTGTTCAAATTGCGGCGCAACCACCGTGATTAAATTTGAACTCATGGCAGCACGAGAACCCAAAAAATTAACTCAGGAAGATTTGTTTAATCTTTGTGCATAAAAAAAGCCCCATTATGGGGCTTTTTTATTTCTGTTTATAGCTAAAACGGTATGTCATCATCATAAGGCGGTGCTGAATTATCGCTTTGGTGTGCTGGCGGTGCAGTGGATTGTTGAGCTGTTTGAGGTGCTGATGATTCCTGTTTTTTACCAACCAAATCGACAGCATGAGCATTCATGTTCAATGAGGCTTTCATAAGACCGTCATTGCCTTGATAAACATTAATAGAACATTCGCCACTGACAAAAACCGCTGTGCCTTTTTTTAAAAAATCTTTAAGGCTTGATTCGGCGACTTTTCCCCACATAGATACTCGTACCCAGTCTGTTTTTTTCTTATCGCCATATCCACTGGACATGGCTACGCTGAACTGTAAAACAGCACTGCCGTTTGGTGTATATCTAACCTCGGCATCACCACCTAAATTTCCTGCAAACGCTAATGTGTTGCTCATTTTGTAATCCTATTGATTGATTGGTTCATACTTAAAGCAGTCTCGGTCTTCATGACAACAGGCGCGATAAAGCAGTGTTGTTCTCAGTTGTTCGCGCCTGACTTTTTCACACATTGCTTCTGTTGCGCCTTTGGCTTTGTAGTCTTCCAACAATTGGCATTTACCTATGCCATCACCAAAGCCAATTGGGTCAACGATAAAATATTTGCAAAGTGTCAAATGATTAACGCTCCTGTATACGTCATTTCATAGTTTATTAATGCGAATTGGTTGATTCCTAATTCATTACAGAGTTTTTTAAGCGCCTGTGCTGGTCTTTCTTTTATGACTGGATAAACGGGGACTCCGACGAATTTTTGACACTCAACTAGCATTTTGTTTTTTTCGTAAACCACTTTAATTTTAAACACGATGTAATCAGCCATGTTAATCACCGTTGGTGCTGTATTTTTAAAAATAAGGGTTCTTTTTCATGGCAGTTGTCGCATTCTTTCAAACCTAGACTAGGATAATTACGCCAGAATGGATGCTTACATTTAAATTCTGCACAATGATTGCCAAATTGAGGGATTCGGTTATAAACAAAACGCGTGTTATCGAGCAGTTCTGCATGTTTGCACAGTTGTCTATCAGTGCAGGAATCGTTAGTACAGTACATTTTAGTCATTTGATTGCTCCACTGATTGGTTAATGTCTTCCTGACTGGTACAGTCGGGATATTCTTCAACACAGGAAATGATTAAGCCTTCATTCGCCCAGAACGTTGCGGCTTCATTTCCTTCTGTGTCTCGCACTATATAAAATGATTGTTCCATTATTTTTGTCCCTTAAAAATAACAATCATCGAATCATGTTTACCTTTATTTTTTGTTGTATATTCTCCTTTTGAATTAATTCCTTCAAAAGCAATTCTCCCTCTCAAAAAACGTATTTCAGCATTAGGCAAAATTAAATCATGGAACTGCATCGTTCCTGTTGCAGATGGAATAAGCAATACACAAGTTTTTCCTTTTTTAAATTCTTCAAATGCCTTTTTAATGAATTTGGGTTTATCAACTCTATTGTATGGTGGATTAATAAAATTTGATTGTCCCCATTCAATTTCAAGTCCATTAAAATCTGCATGTAATGGGCATGGATCAAAATCGAAATTAAACTCTTTATTTAATAGATCATATAAAAACTTAGGTGTTGCCCAATGATCGCTAGTTTCTATTCCATCTCTCCCTAATTTAGGTTTTACTTCTATTATTTTTGTCATTATTTTTCCCGTTTAAAAATATAGCATTTCATGGTTTTACCCTTGCCATCATCGGTGCGTTCAATCGCTGACCAGACGTTTTTGTAATCCAGCATGGGGTGTTGTTTGCTGGTTGGGAGCAAGCGGCGTAATTCTTCAACATCCAGTACCGATGGAATTCCGTATTTTTCCAGACATTTTTTGGTAAATGTCGGTAAGTGGACTGCTACCTGACCTAAGTTGTTGCTGTGATTAATGCGCCCTTCCATTGACATCCCACTGACGACTTCAGTATCCAAATCATCAAACAGTTCCCAGAAACGCACGATTAATGGATGATCGCCATTGATGATGTTTTGCCGTTCTATTGCCATCAGGATGATTTGATTTTCAATATCGACTATATCGAATTCGGTGAGCGGCAACAGCATGGGTAAGCAGTACGCCATTGCCAGTATTTTCCCATGCGTGTCTTTAATGCGTTGGTGACCTATTTCACTGTGAAACTGTTGCATTTTTGCCATCGCACGCGGTAGTTGCTTTTCATATTCAATCAGCAGTTCTTTGGCTTTGGTAACGACATGTAGCAAGTAGCCGCTACAGTCTTTTACATCAAGTTGCAGCAACCGATCGGCGGCGAGTTTTCCTTGTGGAGTGTGATGATCGCGATTAAATGGGATATTACAAAAGCGGGTGATAATCGCTTCGGATATATCGGTTAAATCGACGTTTTGCGTAATGAGCAGGTTACTTTTAAAGGTAGGGACGTTGATGTTGTTGCTATGAGACTTGTTTGCGGTTTGTCTAAGCGGTTCGCCGTCATACCAGCCTTTAATTTCATTCAAATCAAACTTAGCTTGATGTTTGCCGCGCATGCTTTCCAGCGATTGTTCGTTGTTCATCTCGTTAAACTGCACAGGGATATTAGAAAACACCGCCACATGACGATAAAACGAGGCTTTGGTAGCCAGATTCGGATTAATCGGCATCTTCGAACCATCTAAGCCTGTTATTTTCCACAGGAAATTGACCATAGCGGTTTTACCGCTGGCTGCTGTACCAATAACGGTTAAATAGGGAAAATCTTTATGCTGGGCTTTGATTTGTTGCACCAGAAACGTCGATGTCCACCACGTCAAAGCGACCAAGCCTTTATAACCGAACGCGGTTTTGTAATCAGCAAACCAGTCGAGATTGATTTTTTTATCAATTTCAAATTGGGTTGATATGGAGGTTTTCACGCCATGTTTTTTGAGCTGGAAAAAATCTTCATTGTTGATGGGGATTATTTTTTTCCCTTGGACAGCGATTTTGTTAAAAATATACGCGTCATGGTCTTTTGAATAGCCGATGTAACTGAGGATTCCGACTGATGGCGGTTTATATTGCATCCAGCGGTTATAAAGCCATGACAAATCGGTATTAGTCCCCATAAAGTTTGCACCAGCAACCAGACGCTGGCATTTTTCTTTGAATGAATCTGATTTACTTAAGTGTGCAAAACCGACTATCTGATCGGGTGAACCATTTGCCATGCGCAACTTAAAAACATATTCGCCATCTTCGGTATTATCGAACTTTTGAAAATACAAAAACTGGGTGGAAAAAGTTGAAATGCGCTTAATTTCGGCTGTTGAAATGAAGGCATTCAATTTGTTGTCATCTTCACCTGTTGGGTTCATCGCTAACAGTTCCCCTAACAGTTTGTCGTATTCTTTGCGCTTTGCAGTGACGGAATAGCCGTTTTTATCAAAATCAAAGCAAAAATAATTGCAGTCATCATCGTGATTTTCGTTTTTTTCATTGCGGTGATTCCACATTAAAAACGCTTTGGTTTGATGGTTTTCACAGAGTTCAAGATTGCCGTAATACGCGTAACGGCGAAAACTTTCTTTGCTGAGGTTTTCTGGGTGTAGTTCATCCCAATCTAGTTTTTTTGGATATTCAGTTGCAAAAATAGCGGTGGATTTTTCGCCCATTTCTAGCAAACGTTGGTGATGGGTATGGGTTGCTTTTCTACCCGCTTCATCACTGTCTAATGCCCATACCCAACGCACACCTAATTTTAAATAGGGTTCAATGGATAGTTTTGGGAATGAGCCGCTTGCCATGATAGATACGACTTTTTTGCCGATTAATGCCAGTGGAATGGCTTTTAAAATACCTTCGCACAAATAAACGGTATCGCCTTTTTCAATGGTTTGGTTCGGTGGCATCCACCATAAGCCAGCGCGTTTTCCGCTGGAAAAGTTGTGATTATGGGTTTCGGTTGAGCCATCTGCTTGTTTGGTTTCAACGGATTCAATTAAACGTTCCCAAAATACGGTACGGTCTTCTGTGAGGAAAAACTTAACCGTGGCAGTTGATTTATTACCGTTATTACGCCAAAAATGCCCTTGTTCAAACCAGCCTGCCATACGTTCATAGTCCAGACCGCGATTGGTTAAATAGGCTTTGGCGGTGGCATTGGGGTCTTCTTGGGTGGGTGGGAATTTTTCATTAAGGTTTTCAAACAACTCTGGCATCAGGTGTTTGATGGTCGTTTCGAACATACACTTACTACGGCGGTTGCAAGTAATGTAGTAAGGTTTTGCATATTTGGTGAACAGTTCTTTCTTACCGCATTCTGGGCAAACCCCTTGTTGCAGGTAATCGCCAGCGTGTTTAAATTGATATTCAGCCTGTAATTTACTGACAATTTCTCTGTGTAATGCTTCTAAATTTGCCATGATGTTATTATTTTTTGAGTGAAAAAAACCGCCGTTAGCTAAACGGCGGTGGCTGAGTATTACCGATTTTGAAGCTGAGTTAATCGATCGTAGCGGTTGAATAAAAAGGCATCAGTCAATTGTTGCGTGCTAAATTCGTATTTTGGTTTACCAGCAAGCCATCTATCAAAATCAGCTTGACGATACCAATAGCCTTTAGCGTCTATTTTTATAATGTCTGGAAAATCAACTTTACTATTTAGCTTTCTCATGGCTAATGTGACTCTTGCGATACCCATTTGTTTAGCCATGTCATTCATGGTGATGAGTTTTTCTGTGTCGCTCATGATTGCACCTGCTCTAAAAGGCGTTTTTCTTCTGCGACAGCAAAACGGGCTAAATTAACAATGGCTTCAGCGTAAGTAATCACGGACTCTCTACGATTTTGGTCATCACTTTGTGAGGCGAAAATTAATTCATAAGCCATGCCTTCAAGCGTTGCATAATTACGATCAGCTTGCTGTTCTTTGCTTTCTAACTGGATGATGTCAAAGAGCAATTTAGAATCAGTGGGTAACTGGATATTTTGTCTGGCAATACTCATAATTGCACCTGTTCCAGTTCGATTTGATCAAGCCAGTAAATTGCTGAATTTAGGTTTTCAATAGCTGAATTAATAATGAATTTGGCAGTAAAATTACTAAATTCGGGTGAAAATAATTTAAGGATATTAAAACCTGCTAAATATGCTGCCAAAATGGCTTTATCTTTATTTTGAATATCTTGTTTATTAACGATAATTACATCAATATCATATTCATCAATACCCATAAATTGCTGATAACAAAATTTAACTTCTGCAATAAATTCTTGTGCGCCATCTACATGAGTATGACGGACTAAACCATCTTCAAGGTCTCTTGAATAACGAGTTAAACAATAAATCGCCTGTATGTAATCGGTGCGTTGGTCTTTGTGACCACGCTCACCGCCGCACATAGTTTTTTTAAAGGCTTCAAACACGGCGGCAGGCATATTGAGTTTATGTGCCACGGCGAAAGGATCAATTTCTAGCGCGTGGTATGGGTTTTGTGGTGATGACATGGTAATATTCTCTCTTGTTTATGGATGTTGACATGGCACACGTTGCACAGTGTGATTAAGTCGTTAATGTCTTCTTTGCCTAACCGTTCATAGGTCAGATGATGAACGGTTAGGTCTTCTGTACTACTGCACTGGACGCATTGATTGTTGTCCAGTGCTTTTCTTGCTTTTTTTATTTGCCGCCAATAACGCGATTTAAGATGACACAGATAGCGGCGGCGATTTTCTGTCATGGCATATCCCTTGCTATCCGATATAGATCATTAAACAAAAAAACAATGTTGCTCCCATAGCGACGATATAGCATGGGTTGCAGGCTGTTGTCGGTACACGGTTTTTTTGGTCTATCATGATTAAGCCGTTGTATAGATGGCGGCGGTGTCTTAGATTTTGGTTCATTGCTTATTCCCCAATAATTACAAGTGTGTTTAAAACATCGTCAACAGTAGGAACATTCCAGCTGCATATTTCTAGTGTCATTCCTAGTAAATAAACTGGGTCTTTACTGTTTTTAATAATTAACGCGGCATCTTTACTGACTTCGATATGATGTTTATCGTCAGCATCATTTAGGAAGTCTTCAGCTTCCATATTTGTGTATAAATTGCTCATGATTTCCAGCCTTTAGTCGCAGCGATTGCCCGCAGGTTATGTAGGGTCTGTACTTTTTTACTGCTAAGCATTTTATGGTTGTGATGTCTTTTCATGGCGGCGTTCTCTAGTTGTCGTTGATGTGGAATTGCTTCGTTTAGCTTTATCGGCTACTTTTTCTTTTTGGCTCGACGTTTGAGATTAAACGCTTTGCGTTCTGCTAGTTGTTGTTCAAGCGGAATTAGGTATCTTTTCATAGCGGAATTCTCTAGTTATCGTTGATGAGATCGGTTAATGCGCTTTCTAATAGCGCGGTTAGTGCGTAGATCAGGTTACTTACTGGTACCCATAATGTTATGAATACGGCTACCATAATTTTTTTTAGCAGGATGTTGAATCCGACGGCTTCAATAGACTTCATGATGTCTTTCTCCGTGTAGCGTGATGACATCTTGTTCCAGTAATACGATGATGACGGCACAACGGGCATTGATGGCTTCGTTGTTGAGTTGCAGTTTTTGATAAATGGCTTTGATATAGCCGTCTATCGTTCTGATGGATATGCCAAGCAATTTGGCTATCTGTTTGTTGCTTTTAGCGGAGCAAAGGGCTTTGACTACAGCTTCTTCTTGCTGGGTTAAGCCGATGTTCTTTTTCACTTCAACGTGTATGCGCTCTAAGAGCGTTAATGCGTCCATCTTCTTCCCCCGTGATTTTGCGTAGGTGTTTTCGCGCTTATGCGTGTGTGCTTAACTGCGTATGCTATGTTCAGGCTAAAAAAACCAAGGCTTTGCAGGCATTTTTAAAAATTCTTGAACTCACAGGTTTATAAGCTACAAATTTATGTTTGGTTGATCTAACCAAGTTTTTATGCCAAATGGCGGCAGTGGCAACAGGTAAGCCATGTTCAATGCAAAGTTGCTGAAAAGAAGGCAGGTGGATAGCGATATAAATAGGATTAGCACTGTGATTGATAGCGTTTTCACCTAGCATTGATACGAGTGTTTGGTAGTTTTGCCAGAATTGCTCACAGACCTGACGGTATTTAGATGGCTGAATGCCTTCTTGTGCTAATAAGTCAACGCCTGTTTGTTCAAGCGTAGTGCGGTTGGCATAGGCTAAACAGTCATCGGAATTGGAAAACAGCAAGCGTGCAAATTTATGGTTTTTGTAAAACACATCTTGCACCGTGGTAGGCAAGCGTTTGTGTTGTTTTCTAATCAGTTGCAGATCGTCTTCGGTGAATTGTTCTGGATCAGTTGGTTTTTCTTCACTGATTCGTGAGGCGATTTGTACAGTGATTCTTTCGTCTAATTTTAATGACTGGCATTCATTAGTGGGTTTCATAAACTTGCCAATAGTTTCAAAATCCTCATCACGAAAACGAATAAGGGTATTGCCATTACCTTGGTGTTCGATTCCGTAAATAAATGCGTTTCTGGTTGTATGTTGAATGCTCATGGTGCTTACTCGTGTGGTTGTGGTTGTGGTTGTGTTGGTTTTGCTTTGCTGGCGGTAATGACGAATTGTTTAACTTCTGAGGCTCTTTTCCCTGTCCATTTGCCTTTAAAGGCTTTAATGACATTGCTTCGGTCAAGGTCGTTTTCCTCACAAAACGCATTCAGATTCGTCATTTTTAAAGCAAGCGCGGCTCTTACTTTGGCAAGTTCCCTGTCGCCTTTGCTGACTTTGTTTAATGGTGGTGACATGGTTTTTTATCCATATTTCGTGTATAAGTTCGTTACCCTTTTTGGGTTGAGAAAAACAATAAACGCAAAATGAATTTATATCAATTCATTTTGTATATTTTTTATGAGGTGACGTTATGAATTCTGAAAATAATCAAGCGAATCAAGTTATTAGCAGAATAATGGAAATATACAAAGTGAGTTCTGATGTCGCATTGTCTGCGGAGATTAATATCCCTGCTCAGTCGATAAGCACATGGAGAAGACGAGATTCAACACCTTTTGAGTTATGTCTAAAAATTTCCAATGAAAAAAATATTGACCTGAATTGGTTACTAAAAGGGCATGGCTCTATGTATAAAAGCAAAGTCAAAGAACAATCACCGACCTATCAAACTAAGTCGATTGAAGCATTGGCGACGTTATTCGATCGGGTAGATGAATTGGAAAAGGAAATAGCTGAAATCAGGAAGCAATCGTGATTGCTGAAATATTCTTATTACATCGCCTGCAAGAAGAGACTAAAGCTAAATTCATTAAAGCAAAAGTAGATGGTATTAAAAAAAAGAACGGCATAGGCATAAGTCGAAGTGATGAGTTGATTGTACCGAGTGTTGGCTATGCAAATAACAATGGCGGTTTGAATAATGATCATTGGGCATACCGTGTACCTTATGCGTTTCGTGATGCACTGGATATTAAGTTTTCTAGCAGATCAATAGGCAAACAGCTAACTAATAGCTGGACTCAAGGTTGTCTGTTGATGTTTTCAGAAGGGGATTTTTTTGAATCGTTAAGTGGCGGTAAAAGCATTCAGATTAGCTTTGCCACACCGATGGCATGGGATGGAAAAATAACAGGAGTATTCGATTCTGGCATTGTCGGTTATCAGTTCTTTGATAAGCATGGATTAGGTGAGTTTTTTACAGTATCTCAAATGGAATTTTTGCAATTGTTAATTTACGGGGAAATTTTACAAGATATACCAATTGATGCTGATAAAGCTAACGTCATAGCGGGGAAACCAATGGTATTTGGAAATAAGATGATTGATAGGTCTATGGATGAGCTTATCGGTATTTGTAAGGGTATTTTATTTGATGGTTCGGTTAGTGAAACACAAGTGTATCGCTTGTGTCAGTGGTTTGATGCTAATCCTTATATCAAGAGAACGATTATTGGTAATGATTTATATGCTTTGCTGGTAACGATGGAGCATAAAGATAAATTAAGTATTGAAGACCAATGTTTGTTATTGGATTTTTTTAGTAAGTTGTCTGGTTCTGTTGAGATATTAAATAGTGGATATAACCCAAGTTGTAAATTGCCATTAACTGATCCTGCTCCTGTCGTGATATTTAGTGGAAAACTGTTTGTATTGACGGGTAATTTTAAAATAGGAAATAGGGCTAAGGTTATTAGTTTAATTGAAAATTTAGGAGGACAGGTATCTCCTAAAACAGTTAATTGTTATACAGATTATTTAGTGATTGGTGATGTTGGCAGTATGGCTTGGGTGCATTCTAGCTATGGTCGAAAAATTGAACATGCAATGGAATTACAACAAGAAGGCTGTGATATTGCCATTATTTCTGAAGCGCATTTTATGAGGTCTTTAACTAATGAATAAAGAAACGAAACGTTTAATTCCCTTTCCACAGCCTGCGCCTAATCATGACAACAGTCATTTAGGTGATTACTGGCTATTGATGGCTAGGGTTGTTGAAGACTCTTTACTGGAAGCAGGGGCTAAGGCTGGAAAAGATTATGGCTATCTGGATTTGTACCGTTTAGCCCAGCCGTGGGTGATGGATGAACACGTTAAATTAGAGCGTGGTTTGCGCATTGAAACGGTTGCTGATTGTTGATTTTTTTGAAAACTTTACCACCCATACACTCGGAGATAGGGCAGGTGATAATTTAGTGCTTAAGCGATTGATTAATAAAACAATTGTTCGTGAATGTTTCGTGAATTTGTAAGAATGCACTTTTTTATAAAATACGCTCAAGGCTTAGATAAACGTGGCTTGTAGGGTATTTTACTTTTGATAATGTTCTATGAATAATTTTGATAATTACATTCTCATAAATTCACAAAACATTCACGCAAAACCCGTTATTAATCAAACACCTGCCCATCCTGCCCTAACTCCGAGTGTATGGGTGGGATTTTTTTTGATGTTTTCTAGTATGCGTGTGCGCGTATGTGTATGTCATTGATATGTCTATAAAAAAGGATAAAACAGGGCGTTGGCTTGTTCACATCGAAAAAAAAGGTTTTAAACGGATTCGCAAAACCTTTTTAACTAAAAAAGAAGCCGAACAATTCGAGATTTCAGTATTGTCCGCCAAGCCTGTTGAGTCTGTTAATGAGGTGACGGATCAACGACGTTTAGCTGAGTTAGTCACACTTTGGTTTGACTATCACGGGGTTAATTTATCGGACGGTGAACGGCGGCGCGACAAGTTACGGGTGATTGCCTTGGAGTTAGGCAATCCTATAGCGGCTAATCTGTCTATTGAAGCCGTGGTGGCGTGGCGTGCGGATAAATTGAAGAAGGGAATCAGCAAGAAGACCTGCAATAATTTTGTTGGCTATTTATTGGCGTTATTTAACACGCTGGTGAAATATAAGGTTGTGGGTTCAAATCCTTTGCGTGGAATTGAATTCATCAAGGTACATGAGCGTCAGTTGTCGTATTTATCACATGGGCAGATTGATGAGCTGTTACAGGCTATCCGTGGTCGCTGTGTGAACCAATCAACTTATTTTGTGACTCAGTTGTGTTTGCGCACGGGTGCAAGATGGGGCGAGGCTGAGCAGTTGCGCTATAAGCAGCTACATAATGGCATAGTGACGTTTGAGTTTACCAAATCAAAGAAAGTGCGGGCCATACCGTTAGAAGCTGGTTTTTATCAGGAGCTGAAGCAGTGGACGACGGCAATTAATCCAGACGACCGCGTGTTTACTAATTGCATCGGTTCGTTTCGGCGGGCGGTTAGTCGGTCTGGCTTGGATTTACCGACTGGGCAGTGTTCACATATTCTGCGGCATTCGTTCGCCTCTCACTTCGTCATCAATGGCGGAAATATTTTGTCGCTTCAGCGAATTCTAGGTCATGCCGATATTACGATGACGATGCGCTACGCCCATTTAGCCCCAGATCATCTTGCCGATGCCATCAAATTCAATCCCGTCGCCAACAGCCAATTGGTTGTCGATTTGGTTGTTAAATAGCCAATTTGTTTGGGTTTTATTGGTTTGTTATTTTTAGGTAATTGATTTGGTTGTTTTTTTATTTTTAGACGTAGGGTTCAATTCCCGCCGCCTCCACCACTCAATTAGCTGTTTTTATTGATGATTGTATTTTTGTTATCAGTAAAAACGGCGTTTTGGTTGTAAATTGGCTGTTGATTTTGATTAACGCCGATATTTTTACCACCACCCATATACTCTGAGCAGGGTAATGTAATCAAGGCGATTGATTGATAATGATTATTTTGTGAATTTTTCGTTAATTTACGTCAATTATCATTATCGGTAGTTAATTTATATGCAATAACAGATTATGTTAAATAGTTTAAATTAAAAGCTATTAGATGGCGTTTTGTTGTAAATAAACAACAAAATATCGCGGGGTGGGAGAGATC